TGCAATTGCATATTGTACATCTGGAGTAATGGACCCAGGTAGAAAAAGAATTCTATCTTATTTACATAAAGCATTAAAACCAGTAAATCAACTAAGAATGATGGAAGATTCATTGGTTATATACAGAATATCACGTGCCCCAGAACGTAGGATATTTTATATTGATGTTGGTAATTTACCTAAAGGTAAAGCTGAAGAATACCTAAGAGGTATTATGAATCAATATAGAAACAAATTGGTATATGATGCTAAGACTGGTGATATCAAAGACGATAGAAAACATATGAGTATGTTAGAGGATTTCTTCTTACCAAGAAGAGAAGGTGGAAGAGGAACTGAAATCACCACGCTACCAGGCGGCGAAAACTTAGGACAAATAGATGATATTATATATTTCCAAAAGAAATTATACAAATCATTAAACGTTCCAGTTAATCGATTAGAACAAGAAGCTCAGTTTAGTCTTGGTAGAAGTACTGAGATTTCAAGAGACGAAGTAAAGTTTAAGAAGTTTATAGACAGATTAAGAAAAAGATTTTCTGATTTGTTTATGCAATTACTTAAAACTCAGCTTTTATTGAAGGGTATTATTACCGAGGCTGATTGGAAAGAATGGAAAGAAGCTATTGTATTCAATTTTATTGAAGATAATTATTTTTCTGAACTTAAACAATCAGAAATGCTGAGAGAAAGATTTGAAATGTTAGGAAGCTTAGATGAATATGTAGGTAAATATATTTCAAATGAATGGATACGTAAAAACGTATTACGTCAAACTGACGATGAAATTGAAGAAATTCAAAAACAAATCGACCAGGAGACTAAGGATGGACAAAATACTCCACCTGATGGCGAGGACCCACGTTGGGATGACTAGTGGGAAAGATAAAATTATAAATATATAAACAAGGATTAAAAAACTATGAACATAGATGATTTGATATTAAACATTAAAGATGGCAATAATGTTAACGCCAATAAACAGTTTAATACTGTTATGGCTGACAAAATGACAGCTGCACTTGATGCTAAGAAAATAGAAATAGCATCAGGCATGATTCAGCGTAAAGCCGAAGAACAACAAGAAGAGGAATAATTCCTCCAAACTAGGTATTTAAATGAAATTAATAACAGAATACGTAGAAAATAATTTAGAAGTTATTGCAGAACAGAAAAAGAATGGAGAAAAGAATTACTTCATTGAAGGTGTGTTCATGCAATCAAACAAAAAGAACAGAAACGGTCGTGTATACGAGAAAGCAACTCTTGAAAATGCTGTAGAGAAATACATAACCGAACAAGTTAAAACAGGAAGAGCTGTTGGAGAGTTAAATCATCCAGAAGGACCAACAGTAAACCTGGATAAAGTTTCACACAAAATCAATGATTTGCACTGGCAAGGAAATGATGTTGTAGGAAAGGCATCAATACTTAAAACCCCTATGGGAAAAATAGTCGAAGGACTTCTCGAAGGTGGAGTTAAGCTTGGTGTTTCAAGTCGTGGTATGGGAAGTCTTGTATCGAAGAACGGCGCTCAATATGTGGGAGATGACTTTATGTTATCAACTATAGATATTGTTCAAGACCCAAGTGCTCCAAGTGCTTTTGTAAATGGAGTTATGGAAGGTGTTGAATGGGTATGGGATAATGGGCTAATTCGTCAGCAAGATATTGAAGTAATTGAGACTGAAATTAAACGTGCTCCACGTAAGGATTTACATGAAGCTGAAATAAGAGCGTTTAAAAATTTCCTCTCTAAAATAAACTCAAAAATATAGGGAGACTATTATGTCAGACGACATTCACAATAATGACATTATAGATTCTGTTGAAGAGCAAGAGCTTGTTGAAAATGAGAATTTAGACGAGGAAACTCTTGAAGAAACTGCTAAGAAAGACGAAGACGACAAAGAAGAAGTCAAGTCTGGAAAAAAATATGAGCAGTCTGAAGATGACGAAGAAGAAGAAGTAAAGGAAACTAAAGACGAAGAAGACGAAGAGGAAGTTAAAGAATATAACGAATCTGAAGTCAAACAAGTTGAGATTCCTAAAACTAAAGCTGCAGTCATTCAAGCAACAGTTGATATGATGAAAAAAATGAAAAGTGGAGAAGCGAAAGAGCTATATGCACAAGTGATGGAAATTGACGGTGTATCCCCTGAAGTTAAAACAGAAAAAGAAGCAGAAAATGCAGTTAAAGGTAAAATGCCTGAGCCTAAAGCAAAAGCTAAGGTTGAAGCAATTGACTTTGACGAAGACTTAGATGCAATCATCAAAGAAGAAGCTACTTTATCTGATGGATTCAGAGGAAAAGCTGGAGCAATATTCGAAGCTGTACTTACTAGCAAATTAAGCGAAGAAGTTGAAAGACTTGAAGCTGAATACGCTCAAAACTTAGAAGAAGAAGTGACTGAAGTTCAAACTTCATTAGTAGAAAAGGTAGATTCATATCTTAACTACGTAGTTGAAGGATGGATGAAAGAAAATGAATTAGCAGTTCAACAAGGTCTTAGGACTGAAATTGCTGAAGAGTTTATGACTTCTTTACAAAGTGTGTTCAAAGAACACTACATCGAAGTACCTGAAGGTAAAGATGACTTAGTTGATGACCTCAACGAACAAGTCACTGAACTTGAAGAAACTTTAAATAAAACCACAGATGAGAATATCAAATTACATGAAGCTGTTCAAGAATTTGAAAAGCAACAAGTAATTAGAGAACAATCATCAGGGCTTGCAGAAACTGAAGCTGAGAAATTAGCATCATTAGTAGAAGATATCGATTTCGATAACAGAGAAAGCTTTGAAGTCAAAGTTAAAACTGTTAAAGAGTCATACTTCAAAAGTGATTCTGAAGAATCAGTGGATGAAGTAGACAGTTTATTAGGAGCTGGAGAAATGGAAATTGATTCTTCAGATACTATGAACCAATACACACAAGCTATAACTAATTTCACTAAATAAGGGAAACAAAAATGTTTAACGCAGATAAAAACTTAATGGAAAAGTGGGGTCCTGTACTCGACCACGAGTCAGTTTCACCTATCCAAGACAACTACAAGAAAGCTGTCACAGCTAGATTGTTAGAAAACCAAGAGGTATCCCTACAAGAAGAAAGAGCTCAAGCACAAGGAAATTTCATTTCTGAGGCTGCAGCTGCTAATAACATTGGCGGCGGTAATATTGGTTCATTTGACCCAGTATTAATCTCTCTCGTACGTAGAGCTATGCCTAACCTTATTGCTTATGATATCGCTGGCGTTCAGCCAATGAGTGGTCCTACAGGACTTATCTTTGCAATGAAATCAAAATACTCAACCCAGGGCGGTACTGAAGCTTTATTTGATGAAGCTGATACTGACTTCTCAGGAACAGGTACTCATCAAGCTGACCCAACAGGTCTTGCTGGAGTAGTTGATGCTGATACTGACGGTTCGATTGCAGACACAGCTGATGTTGTATCAACACACGGTGAAGGTCTTGCAACAAGCGCGGCAGAAAGACTGGGCGTTGGAGAATCCGGTGACGGTGCCTTCGGCGAAATGGCATTCTCAATTGAGAAATCAACTGTGACTGCTAAGTCAAGAGCTCTAAAAGCTGAGTACACAATGGAATTAGCACAAGACCTTAAAGCTATCCACGGATTGGATGCTGAAGGCGAATTGGCTAATATCCTATCAGCTGAAATCTTGGCTGAAATCAACAGAGAAGTTGTTAGAACTATCTTGAAGAAAGCTAAAATCGGTGCTCTTCAAACTTCAACAGCTGTTTCTGGTATTTTTGATGTTAACACAGACTCAGACGGTAGATGGATGGTTGAGAGATTTAAAGGTCTCATCATGCAGATAGAGAGAGAATGTAATGTTATCGCTAAAGAAACAAGAAGAGGAAAAGGTAATTTCATTATCTGTTCTTCAGACGTAGCTTCAGCTTTAGCAGCTGCTGGAATGTTAGATTACACACCAGCTCTAAGCGCTAACTTAAACGTTGATGACACAGGTAATACTTTTGCTGGTGTTCTTAATGGAAGAGTTAAAGTTTACATCGATCCTTATGCTACTGTTGACTTCGTTTGTGTTGGATACAGAGGTACTAACCCATATGACGCAGGGATGTTCTATTGTCCTTACGTTCCTTTAACAATGGTTAAAGCAGTGGGTGAGAACGATTTCCAACCAAGAATGGGATTCAAAACTAGATACGGTATGGTCGCAAACCCATTCGTAGCTGCTAACGGTACTGGTACAGATAGAGCTAACCAATACTTTAGAATCTTCAGAGTTGACGACATCATGGTGTAAGCCAGAGTTAATCACACTCAATTTAAGGGGGCTTTTTTTAAAGCCCTCTTTTTTTGTGTATATATAATATAGTACATAATAAAAACACATACACACAGGAGGAAAAATTATGTCAAATGGAAAATCAGGGTTCGAAATCAGAGCCGAATTACTAAACCAAGCACAAGGATTACTAGAAGGTAATATCTATAGGTCTAATGAAGCTATTGTTGAACACAATAATAACTTCCCTAATGATAGAAAACCTTATGGTGACCAATTTGTTTCTACAGAAGAAGTTATTTCTACTGCTAGACAACTTAATGAGTTTGTAAACGAGAAGTAATTTACATGGGGCCTTAACTGGCCCCACAAGTTTTATAAATAGATATATGGCAACATTAACTACAAACAAAAATTTTTTAAGTCCAGTTGGATTTCAATTTAAGATATCCAGTACTCAATATCCTAACTTAGAATATTTTGCTGTTGCTGCTACATTACCAGGTCTGAGTATGTCAGCAACACAAACGCCATATAGAGGAGTCAATTTACAATTTACCGGTGATAGACTCCAATTTGAAGATTTAACATTACGAGTAAACGTAACTGAGAATCTAGAAAATTATATTGAGACATTTGATTGGTTGCATAATGTAGCTCAATCTAAAGATTCAGAAGATTTAAAAGTTGATGCTACACTTTTAATCTTATCGTCTCATAA